AAAAACGGTAAGCGCGTACCTAACTGCGTGCCTGTAGAATGAAAAAGTACGAACACAGAACACCCAGCCCACAAAATGATAGAAGGGCTTGCCTATGCCCAGATGGTACGTATAGTAGAAAATGCTGCGATGGCAGCTTTGAAGCACAAGGCATAGGAAACATAACAAGGTACTTGTTTAATTTGTATACAGAAGAAGGCGAACACTTCGTACTAGAAAACGGACATAAATTATATCAATAATGGCAGATAAAAAAATTAGTGAATTAACAGACGCTTCTACACTGACAGGTGAAGAACAAATACCTTTAGTGCAAAGCAGTGCTACTAAGAAAGTAACAGTAAGCAGTTTTAAAAAATTAATTACAGTATCTAAAACAGCGCAAGCAAGTGAAGCAGTAGACTTAGATTCTAGTACTTACGATTACGCACAATTAATAAAGTTGTCATGGACTGGTTCTGCTGGCACAGCAGTGTATACACTACCAGACGCTACAGCGCACACGAATAGAAAAATTAGATTTATTTCTGACAGTACGCTAAGTACAAACACGCATATAGAAATAACACCAGCAAGCGGTCAAAACTTAGATGGCAGTACTAGTGCCTACGACATAAACAAAGAATACGAAGGTATTGCAGTGTGGTCCGATGGTACAGAATGGTTTATTATTCAAAAGAAAGCATAAATACAACAGACTAACAAATTATATATTATATAAATATGGATTCTAAGACAAACGAAATTCTGCAGAAGTTTTCTGCACAAAAGCTAGAATTATCTGACAGTGTACAAAAATTATTAGATTATCACATAGGTGTTGAGTCTTTTGGTAAAAACATTGATATAGATATTAAAGAAATATCTGAAATTATAGAAAAAGCTAAGTCTTTAAAAAACACCTTAAAGGTAGATTTAGAATATCTATTAGAAGACATGAAAAAATTGGCTAAAGGTATAGAAAGTGCTGAAGTAGCAGCAAAATTAATAGGAATAAAACCAAATGAAATACCTAACTATAGTAAAGCTTTAGAAGCTATAAAATATGGTTTTAAGCAAGAAGCTAAAGCAAAGAAAATTTTAAAACAATAAATAACATGGATTCAAAAACTAATAAAATACTTGCTAAACTAAGCAAAGAAAAAGGATTAAAAAAAGTACAACTGTCTAAGGTAGACGACATAGAAGAACAAGTTGGTTTAGCTATGTATTTAGCTACTGAAGCTTTTGAAGAAGAATACGACAAGTATACAGAAGCATACGGTAAAGCGCGTGATATTTTGAAATTTGATGCAGACGATGCAGCAACTTACGCAGAAAGTTTGCTAGACGATTTGTTACAAGAAATTAAAGATTTAGGCGTAGAAATACCGCCTAGAGTAAAACAGTTACAAAAAGAAGTCGCAGAAGCACAGCAAGAAATAAAAAGTGCGCAAATGAAATTAGAGCGTTTCTAAAAATACAACAAGTTATTTACTAATTTATTATATAATATATGAAAGCGAACGAAGTACTAACCAATATCAAAGAAATGCTAGGCATGGAAAGTGAAGAAAAGGTGCAACTAGCACAGGCTAAACTAGCCAACGGTACAATCGTAGAAGCTGAAGCAATGGATGCAGGAAACGAAATTTTCATTGTAACAGAAGACGAAAAAGTACCTATGCCAGTAGGTGAATACGAATTAGAAGATGGTACAATGCTTACAGTAGCTGAAGAAGGAGTAATCGCTTCTATCGGTGCTGCAGCAGAAGAACCAGAAGCTGAAGAAGTAGAAGCTGCTGAAGAAGAAGAAAAAGAAGAAATGAATTACGCTACTAAAGAAGAACTAGCTGAAGTCAAAGAAATGATTGAAGAAATCAAGCAAATGATTGAGCCTAAAGAAGAAATGTCTGAAGTAGAAGAAGAAGTAAAAGAAGAACCTAAAGAAGAACTTTCTGAAGTTAAAAAAGTAAAACACAATCCAGAAGGTAAAACACAAAACAAGTCTTTCTTATACGCACAAAAAAGAACAGCCACTACAATGGATAGAGTGCTGCAAAAAATATCAAACATTAAAAATTAATTAATTTAAAATGGCAACAACAACTAGTATTACAACTACATACGCAGGTGAAAGTGCAGGACAGTATATTTCTGCTGCGTTACTAAGCGGTTCAACTATCGAAAACGGTGGTATTACCGTAAAACCAAACGTAAAGTTTAAAGAAGTAATTAAGAAAGTAGACACTAACGCGATCGTAAAAGACGCTACTTGTGACTTCGACCCTACTTCAACTATCACTCTTACAGAAAGAGTTTTACAGCCAGAATATCAACAAGTAAACTTACAACTTTGTAAGAAAGACTTTATTTCTGACTGGGAAGCAGAAGCAATGGGCTATTCAGCACACCATGACTTACCACCTTCTTTTAGCGATTTCTTAATTGCTCACGTAGCAGCTAAAGTAGCGCAAAGAACAGAGCAATCTATTTTCGCTGGTGCAACTTCTAGCAATGGTCAATTTGATGGGTTTGAAACGACATTAGCACTAGACGCTGACTTACCTACTGGACAAGAAGTAGCAGGAACTACAGTAACAGCTTCTAACGTAATTACTGAATTAGGTAAAATCGTAGACGCTATACCTTCTACTTTATATGGTAATGAAGACTTAAACGTATATATTTCACAAAATATTGCACGTGCTTACGTAAGAGCGTTAGGCGGATTTGGTGCTTCTGGATTAGGTGCAGCAGGTACAAATGACATGGGTACTCAATGGTGGAATAACGGAAGCCTTTCTTTTGATGGCGTTAAGTTATTTGTAGCTAACGGTATGTCTGACAATACAGCTATTGCAGCAGAAAAGTCTAACTTATATTTCGGTACTGGTCTTTTAGCTGACCATAACGAAGTAAAAGTACTAGACATGAGCGACCTAGATGGTTCTGACAATGTTCGCGTAGTAATGCGATTTACTGCTGGTGTACAGTATGGGGTGATTGATGACATCGTAACATACGGTATCACTAATTCAGCTAATTAATAACTAATTAAATAACTTAAAGGGTGGGTGGACCTTGAGCCTGCTCACCCTTTTTTAATACTATAAAATATGGCTTGTGACTTAACTAGATCAAGGTCTTTAGAATGTAAGGACAGCGTAGGCGGAATTAAAGCGATTTATTTCGCAGACTTTGGCGATATTACCATAGCTTACGATTCTACTGATACGGACTTAGTAGAAGACTTAGGTGCAGTTACTGTTTTTAAATACGATGTAAAAGGTGCAAATAGCTTCGAGCAAGCTATCACTTCATCGCGTGAAAACGGTACTACATTCTTTGAGCAGACACTAAATATTACGCTACAGAAACTTACAAAAGAAGACCATAAAGAATTAAAACTATTAACTTACGGAAGACCGCACGTAATTATTCACGATTACAACGGTAATGCGTTTTTAATGGGTGCAGAACATGGTGCAGAAGTAACAGGGGGTACAATCGTAACTGGTACAGCTATGGGCGACCTTTCTGGATATACTTTAACACTTTCGGCTTCAGAACAAACAGCAGCTAACTTTTTAGAAGGTGCAACTGAAGCAGACCCATTCGGTGGGCTTACAGGTACAGTAACTGTTACCTAATTACTTTTCATTTG